CTCTAATACTGGTGGTGGATGACGCATACCAGAAAATTCATTAACATCAAGTTTAGCTAAATCATCATAAGACAATCCTAACGCATAGATAACCAACATCCTAGGATTACTTACTTTAGCTGCAAAATTGTCATTAATCCAAGCTGTTTTAATTCTACGAACGCTGAAGGCATGTAAACTGATTTGTTCGTAGAAACCCTTATTATAATACCGGTTAGCTAAATTGAATTCAAAACGTTCAATCTTTGATGTTTCATCACCGATTATTTGATTAATTGACGCTATTCGTTTTCTTGCAGACCTATCTAATTCAACATCGTAATTGTCATATAACCACTTAATAAATAATTTGCAGATGGACTTTAAAGATTTATCTGTGGGTACTGACTCTAAAAAGCTTAGTATAACACCTATTTGATCATCAAGATTACGGTTCTTTGATTGATATAAAAATTTATCAAACATTTTCTTATGATTCCATTTAATACCTTCAGATGTAAAGCGACGTTTTAGAAAATCAATATTAAATTCGTCTTTACATTCAAACTTCGTCGAACGAAAGTTCGGTAGTACGGGATCACTTTTTAAACCACAATCAGCAATATATTGATCAATATTTATAAGATTCTTATGATCTTTAAAATATGCACGGGTGTCGTCACCATAAACTTCAACGCGCATGTTATCAGCATAGTTCTTTCCGTAGATTTTATATCCAATTAGAGCCCAATATATCAAATTAACATTACAATTAATTAATGTACCAGCTGGATGACCAGATGGCTGTGATCTATTAAGTTCAACTACTACACCAGGTGGTAGTAGGATATATTTACATACAACTGAGGATATAAATGTATAAGTAATATTATCATGTAATTTATCTTTTGGTAAACCAGAACATAAAATCGCACCAGCAACCTCTAAGAAGTTAGTATCGATATTTGAATCATAATATGTCCAGTCAGCCTCAATAACATAGTCATAATTAAACGAATGTTCGATTAATTTTGAATACTTGTCAGCGTTGAATTCACCACATATATTGTAGGACTTATCCCAATCAGCATATCCTAAAATAAAGTTGAATTTCTGTGAAAACCACATTAACAATGTTGTTATTGGCGACTCGCAAGCTAATATTACTCTTGTACCAACATTAACCTCGTCAAAACCAGTAAAGTTTAATTTTATATCTTTCTCACGTCCAAGTATCGTCCATAAGTAAAGATTCTTTATTGGTGATTTAAATAACTTGGTCCACATCTTATACGCAACATTCCTTGATGCATTATCAGAATTAATTTTCTTATCACCAAAGATTTTTGTAGTATAATGGCCGGCAAAAGCTGCTAGATTAATCCTAACATTTTCAAATATCTCACGTCCATTCCTAAAATTACACTCAGGAGCCTTAAACCACTTAAAATTAGAATAACCTAATATTTCAAGTATATAATCACGACTTATATAATCCTCTGTAGTATTATCTTTTAAATACTCAGCAAGATGAGATCCGGATGTATCATAACCACCAGAATATACAACACGTGGATTATTAATTGAGTTTATTAGATCTTTAAAACATGATGTAGATACGACGTTTTCTATATTATTAAAATTATCAGAAATAAAATCAGCAATATAATTCTTCGATCTTACAACAGTAGATCTAGTTGCACCAACAAAGTCAGGAGTGTAACCAACTACTCTATTAGTTTTGTTTATATTAAAATGTTTATAAAAGTCTTCAATCAATACCCTCTTATACTTCATAATAATATTAAAACCAGACCTAACTAATTTATAGACAGGATAAGATTTCCTATTTCTTATTTTTATATCATTGCGCAAATCACTACGAAAAGTACCACGTCCAATATCACGTAAAAGTTCATTAAATGACTCACCTAACGACTCTTTGTTAAGAGTTTTATAACTTTTATTGTCATTAGATGGATTACTTCTTTTACCTGTTAAAATATCACGTATCTGAGGTCTCCAAACTTTATGACGAAATTTTACTTTAATTTTATCATAATAGCGAAGAGCATAATTAATTCGATCAATCGAAACATCAACTACTTTAGTTCAATTTCTTTCAATAACTTGTCAATATCAATATTTGGATTACTTTCATTTAACTTTAGTAAGCCTATCTTGAAATTAGCTAAATATTCTTGTGCTAGACGGCGCTTGTTATCAGACACATCTGAATCTATACTAGTAGGCATGTAACCTTGTATTTTCATCTGTATACTTAAAGGTAGCTGCTTAGTTTTTAAATTAATAATCTTAAGTACATTGTCTTGCCCTATAGATCTCCCAACAATGGCTTCTTCTTCTAAACGCAACGCTTTTAAGTCTGAAGTGTATTTAACTGCTAAATCATTACGCTTTGTAACAATTATAGCAAGTTTGTCTTTCATTTCAAGTAACTTTGCCTGTATTTTACTATATTCATCAGGCGCCACACGGTCAACTAGATAAAGCGGTAGTTGTGTGGTATCAGAATAACGAATACTTACGCCAGCAAACCAAGCCTGCATGACATCTTGTCGTGAACATAGTTCAGATAAGAAAGTAAACTTTTCTACATCATTAGATCCTAATAAAGTATAGTCAGGAAAATCAGCATGAAATGCTTCAATGAAGAAGACTGTTTTATCGAAAGTAACAGATTGTGACTTGATCGTAATCCAATCATCCTCATTAGCACCAATTCTATCAACAATTATATCGCCATATTCCGTAGCAAATTTTAGTTCCATATTAAACACGTTTAATTAAATAAACGCGGTTGTTCATCTGGATAGAAATAAAATACCTCTAGCAGGTATTAAGCAAGATAATAACTACCCAAATTTGCACAAAACAAGACAGAGACATTTGGGTTTCCCTCCTGCTAACTTGTAACGTACAAACGTCAGCCGTATCAACCCAACGACCGACTACCGCTTTCATATTTTTGACAGACGCTTATCAAGCGACGACGACTTAACGTCGCTACCAAGTTCTCCCGGCATCTTAGAAACTATACTAACTAATGCAAGCACAGCAAACTAGGGATATTAATTGATCTACAACGCATGAGAATCAAATACGCATAATTTTTCACTACTTATATGATCCAAGGCACTAACACAAGTACAAGCTACATAGCAAGATGCTAGATTACTACATTTGCAAGTATGAACAGAAATGCTCCATATAAGGCGTACAGAGGCGAAATGACCCAATCTCAAGCACGCGCCAGTTACCAT